AAAACAAAACCTACTGAACAAGAATGTATTGATGGTTTAGCAACTATGCAATCTAATTTTGATACAGCAAAGACAAATGCTATAAATAAAAAAGCCTCTGGCAAACAAAAACTAAAAGACTTGGGATTAACCGACGCCGAGATAAAAGCATTAACGGGAGCATAGACCATGCTCGGACTAACTTCCTTATCCGGTGCTCCAATATCGACATCGTTCTTTAATCCTAACGTCCTTATAAATGTAACAGGTAATGCATTAAGTATTGGAGTTGGTACTGCAATAGCAACTACTAATGCAGATGCTAATCCTACTGGTTCTAGAGTAACTCTTGGAACAGGCACAGTAACTGTTACAGGAACAGCAGTAGTAAACCCAACAAAGTCTCAAGTAACTCTTGGAATAGGAAGTCCTACAGTAATAATAGATGTAACAGCAGCGGTTACTGGAAATGCATTGACCTTATCAACAGGAAGTGTTACAGTAACAGGAACAGCAGTTGTGAATCCTACAGGATCACAATTAACGGCAAACACAGGAAAACCTGGTATTATAACTTGGAATGATATTGTACCGGGAGTAAACATGACTTGGACAAATATAGACCCTTATTAAATAAATTATGGCATCAACTTTTTCAAACGATTTAAAATTAGAACTAATTACAACTGGTGAAAAAGCTGGTTTGTGGGGAACAATAACTAATACTAATTTACAAATTTTACAACAAGCAGCTTCTGGTTATTTATCTTTAGCAATGACAGGTAGTTCAGATATTACTGTAGCTTTAACAGATGGCGCTGTATCTGATGGTAAAAATTTATATTTTAAATTAACAGGTACACTAGCTCGTAATCAAACTTTAATTATGCCTAGTGGTTCTGAAAGAGTTTTTATTATAGAAGACGCAACAGACAGAACTACTGCTAATAAATATACTTTAAGTGTTAAAACAGCAGGATCATCAACTCCTGTTGCAGTACCTGTAGGAGCTATTATGCTTCTTAAATCTGATGGAACTGATACTTCTAAAGCAATAACAGAACAATCATATTTTACAATTACATCATCTTCTATTACTGCATATACAGCAGTTGCAGGTGATCAACTTTTAATAAACACAACTCAAACAGGAGTAACAATTACTTTACCTATTTCTCCTTCAGTTGGAAATGAAGTAGTAATAATTGATGCAAGAGGAACTTTTGGATCTAATGCAGTTACTGTTGAAAGAAATGGTCAACCAATTAATTCTGGTACAAATAATTTATCATTATCAACTAATGGTCAAGCAGTAACTTTAGTATATATAGATTCTACAAGAGGCTGGGCATACAAAACAAATACAGCGTAAGGAGCTAATAGATGGCTCTTCAACAAGTTAAATTCGCTCCAGGGATTGACAAACAAGACACTAGTGTTGGTGCTGTTGGTCGTTGGGTAGAATCAGATAATGTTAGATTTAGATATGGTCTTCCAGAAAAAGTAGGAGGATGGCAATCTTTACTTAATGAAAGCATTGTAGGTGTTACTAGAAAACTTCATTCGTTTGTAGACTTAGAAGGTAATAGATACACAGCAATAGGAACTGATAAATTTTTACTTATATATTTTGAAGGACAACTTTTTGATATAACTCCTTTTCGTAGTAATAACGCAGGAGTTCAAACAACCTTTACTTCATCTACATTAGCAACCAATAGTACTTCTAACAAACAATGTACTATTACAACTACATCTGATCACAATTTAATAGAAGGAGACATGGTTGTTTTAGATGCAGTAACACTACCTAGTGGTACTGGATTAAATGCTACACAATTTGAAGATCAATTATTTCAAGTTTTATCAGTTCCAACTCCTACAACATTTACAATTAATTCTTCTAATCAAGCAACTGCAGTAATATCAACAGGCGGTTCTTTGACTGTTCAACCTTATGAAAGAGTAGGACCTTCAGCTCAATCTTATGGTTATGGTTTTGGTATTGGTCAATGGAGTGGAACTGTTGCAGGTGCATTAACTAATACTTTAAATGGAGCATTACTTGCTGATACAGCAGGTACAGGTGGATCAGGAACTGTTATTAATATTACATCAAACACAGGATTTCCAACAGCAGGAACTATAGCTGTAGGAAATGAATTAATAACTTACACAGGAAAAGGTGTAAACACTTTAACAGGTATTACTAGAGGAGCTCTTGGAACTGCAACGGCCGGTACATCAAATGGTCAAGCTCATTCAACAGGTGCAACTATTACCAATGCAACAGATTTTACAGGTTGGGGTGAAGCTGTAGAGGCATCAACCGTTACTTTAGAACCTGGTTTATGGTCTTTAAATAATTTTGGTCAAGTATTAGTTGCTACTATTTTTAATGGTAAAACTTTTACTTTAAATTCTGCTGCAGCTACTTTTTCAACAACATTAGGAGCTACAACACGTGCTTCTACATTAACTACTGATTTTCAAACAGCGATTGGAACAGGAGTTGGAAACCCAACTGCTACAAGAACAACTTTAATTTCTCCAACAACTAGACACTTAATTCATTTTGGTACAGAAACAACTATTGGAGACCCAAGTACACAAGATGATATGTTTATTAGGTTTTCTAATCAAGAAGAGATTAATGAGTATGATATCTTAGCTGTTAACAGTGCAGGCTCTCAAAGACTTCAAGATGGTACTAAAATTATGGGAGCGTTGACTGCAAAAGAAAATATTTTGGTGTGGACCGATAATTCTTTATATACTATGAAATTTGTTGGAGCTCCATTTACATTTGGATTTGAACAAGTTGGTACAAACTGTGGATTGATTGGACAAAATGCTGCTATTGAAATTGATGGTGTTGCTTATTGGATGTCTAATAATGGTTTTTTTGCATTTGATGGTACTGTTAATTCACTACCTTGTTCAGTTGAAGATTATGTTTATGATGATTGTGCAACTACTAAAGGTCAACAAATTAGTGCAGGTATTAATAATCTATTTACAGAAGTAACTTGGTGGTATCCAACTGAAGGAGCAGATTTTAATAACAGATATGTAGTTTATAACTATGGACAAACAAATCAACCTACTCCAATGGGTAATTGGTATACAGGAGTAAATGAAAATTCTGTAAGAACTGCTTGGATTGATTCTTTAATTTATCCAAAACCTTATGCAACAGCTTTTAATAGTTCTAACACTGGTACTTTTCCAAATGTTATTGGTGAATCAGGATTAGGTCAAAGTGTATTTTTTGAACATGAAGTAGGAACAGATCAAATAAATCCTAATGGTACTACAACTATTTTAACTTCTTTTATTGAGTCTTATGATTTTGCTTTACAAACCGATCAAGGTATAGGAGAGTATTTTTTAGCTATGAGAAGATTTTTACCTAACTTTAAAGTTTTAACAGGAAATGCAGAAATAAGTATTTCAGTAGCAGATTATCCAGCAGACCCTAATACTACTACTGCATTAAGTCCCTTTACAATTGACTCAACTACAACTAAAGTAGATACAAGAGCAAGAGGAAGATATGCTTCTCTTAAAATAGAAAATACAAATGCAGGTGAATCATGGAGATTTGGTACGTTCCAAGCTGACTTGCAACCAGATGGAAGAAGATAATGACAAAAGTAGTAGTAAGATTACCAGAACCTAAAAAAGAATATAGTGAAGATAATCAAAGACAAATTAACAGAGCTTTATCTACCATTGTAGAACAATTAAATTCAACTTTTTTAACACAATTAAAAGAAGATCAAGAACGATTTACTTGGTTAGGATTAGGTTAATGGCAAATATTTATAAAAATGCAAAAGTAGATTTAACTACAACTGATTTAACTGTTTTATATACAGTACCTTCTAACTCTAGAGCAATTGTAAAATCTATTTTAGTTACAGAAGATGCTAACAGTGGAACTAATATTACTATAAATTTAGTAGATTCATCAGGAGCAGTATTTAATATTGCTAAAACAAAAACTATAGCTGCTTTAGCTACTATTCAAATACTAGATGAACCTTTAATTATGCAGGAAAGTGAAGTCTTGAAAGTTCAAGCAGGAGATGCTAATGAACTTTTTGTAATATCATCTATATTAGAAATTAACAGGGAGGACGTATAATGTCATTTATAGAAACAGAAGCTTCAGTCAGATATGAAATAATAGATGGTAAAAAAATACCTATTATTACACCTGAATGTGAAGTAACATTAACTAACACGGAAACAGGTAAAGAGTACAATTCTGATGAAGAAGCACAAGCAGATGTAAAAGATCCAAATAGTAATACTAAATCAGAACACATAAGAAGAGACGTAAAAATTACTGTAGAAAGCATACCTTTGGGTGCTACAACTAATATATTCTAGATTGACTATGAACATAAAAACAAGTAAAATAGCCAACACCAGCATATATACAAGAGTTGCTATCTTGCTTTTCAACAATATAATAGAGATATAAAATATGGGATTTTTTTCAGGATTTAGACGTAAAATTAAAAAGTTAATACCTAAAGAGGTACGACCTTTCTTACCTTACGCAGCAGCAATGATACCAGGGATAGGTGGATTAGCAGGAGGTTATGGTAAATTTGTAAACGCAGCTTTAACTAGAGGTCTTACTGATGATGAAGCAGATTTAAAAGATATTTTAAGAACAGGTACTTTTGCAGCAGCTCCAAATATAGTAGATTCAGGTATTGGTAAATTAGATTCAAGTAAAGGATTAGGAAAATTTTTAACACAAGCTGGAAAAGCAAATGATAAAGGTGTGCCGGGTGATTCTATTAGAAAAATGGTACAAAGATATTCTGATCCATCGGGTTTTAAAGATACAGCTACAGTTATTGGTGGTCAAACAGTTCTTGATACGGCTGCACAAGCAAGTGATAAATTAGATGAATATAATGAAAGAATGCGTCAACAAGGAATAGGTGATAAAAAAGCAAGAAGAGCAGCTATTAGAAAAATTTACGAAGACGCCGGAACGTGGGACATGGATGAAGTTGATGCAATGTTAGATAGTTACGGATATAGAACCGGCGGTAGAGTTGGTTATGCTCAAGGTGACATGGTTTCACCAACACCTAGTCAGTTATCTCCTGAAAGAGAAAGTCAAATTCGAGGAAGTCAAATGGCTGAACAAGCTTACAGCGAAATATTTCAAAAATTTATAGAAAAATTTCCTGGTCTTGCAACAGGTGAAGAAACTATAGAAGAAATGATTGCAATGCTTCAAGCTGAAAATGTAATGGAGACTGAAAATTTAGGTATCTTAGGTTTAGATAAATCTATGGATATGATTACTCCTGAAAGTGTTAAAGATAATACAAGAAGAATTATGATGGGTGATACACAATATGGTGATATTGGTAGTATAGGTCCTGATGACGATGTAGGAGATTATGGTCAAGCTATTGGTAGAAAAAATGGCGGTAGAATTGGTTATGAAGATGGTGGTTTTGAAGATGGTGATTTTATGGATTCATTTGCTTATGCTACTAAAGGTTATGATAAATTAAAAGAACTAGAAGATGAGTATGAACTTTTACCAATTAGAGAACTTACATTAGCTCAAGGTGGTGAAGTAATAGAAGAAGGTTATGATGATGGTTATGGTCCAGATGTACCAGGTATGTTTGAAGAAATACAAACAACTACAGAAGAAGATACTTCTGACATGATGGCTTCTAACCCAGAGGTTATGGATTCATTAAATGAATTATCTTTAATGTTATTTAGAAGACCTTTAGATGAATTATCAGAAGATGAGTATGAAGAGCTAAAAGATTTTGCTGGTCAAACTGCTTTAAAACCTGGTTTAATTGATGAATATAGAAATTACAAATACACTGCTGAAGAACAAGGCCAAACACCTATGTCACCTAGAGATTATTTTGAAATGGAATTTGGTGCAGCAAGAATGGGTGTTAAAAAAGGTGGACCAATAGAATTAAATATTAATGTTGGTGGAAATAAAATGGAAGACATTAAAGGACAAACAGCAGGACCGCAATGGTACCAAGATAGAATGGATGCTTTACTGTTTGAGTTTGGTGATGAATTGACTGATGAAGAAATTGCAGACATAGCTTTTGATAGTGATAAATTTTATGACAAAATGGGATATGATCCTGGAGATTTTGGAGGTTATAAAAAAGGCGGTAGAGTTGGAAAAAATGATGGTGGCATTATGGCTTCTATGGATATGGATGTACCTATTCAAGATTTAGCAGAAGAATTTGAAATTACATTTGGTAGACCAGCTAATTCACTTGAAGAATTAAAAGATTTTTATAAACAAAAATATGAATTTAGTGGTGATGTTTCTATGATGGAAGGATCTCAAAGAACTATGGCAGCTGAAGGTGGTTTAATGAACCTTGGTGGCAATGAAATGGATTTAAGAGGTGGTGGATTTGTACCTATGGGTTCAAAAGAAAGAGCAGATGATGTGCCTGCAAGATTATCTAAAAACGAATTTGTAATGACAGCAGATGCAGTAAGAGCAGCTGGTGGTGGAAGTGTACAAAAAGGTGCAGACCTTATGTATGATCAAATGAAAAGATTGGAAGGACAAGCATAATGCCAGAAACAATAACAAGGCAGTATCGTGAACCATTTGTAGAAGCAGCCGGAACAGCCATAACTAATAAAGGTATAGGTTTATTAGGTGGATCAATTCCAACATCTACATATACTGGTAGAAATTTTGTAGCAGGTCAAACAGGTTTAGAAACAGGTGCACAAACAGCAGCGGCAGGTTTAGGTCAACTTACTGGAACAGGTGCCGGAACAGGTGCTGGTTCTATTGCTTCTTATACTTCACCTTACCAACAACAAGTAATTGATACATCTCTTGCAGCGATGCAGAGAGAACAACAAAAAGGTTTAGGTGCTTTAAGAAATCAAGCATTTTCAGCTGGAGCTTTTGGTGGTGGTAGAGAAGCTGCTATGATGGGTGAGTATCAAGCGAGTGCTGATATGGCCAGAGCAATGCAAGAATCTCAATTAAGACAACAAGGTTTTGCAGATGCAACAACAAGAAGAGCAGCAGATTTACAAGCACAACAAGGATTAGGTACGTACCAATCTCAACTAGGTGCACAACAAAGACAAATTAATCAAGGTATGTTAGCAGCGGATCAAGAAGCAGCTAGAGAAGCAGCTTTTGCAGATTACACACAACTAGGTTTAGTTGCTCCACAACTTGCATCAGTAATTGGTGGATTCCCAGCAGCTACACAAACACAATCAGCACCTCCTCCAAGCACAACACAAACATTACTTGGATTAGGAATTGGAGCTACTGGATTAGCAGGAGCTATCGGAAGTTTAGGAAGATAATATGAGCAGGATTTTAAGACGACCTATGTTTAGAGGTGGCCAAGTTGAATCTAAAGATGATTTAAAAGTTATAGATCAAATGGGTATTGCTAACTTAGCAACTGGCGGTAGAGTTGGTTATGATAGTGGTGGTGAAGTTAAAGATTACATGGAAATTATAGATGCAGTTAGAAAATCTAGACCAGAATTACCTGAGAAAAAAGGAATGAGCACAGCAGACTATTTAAGAATAGCTAGTGCAGGTATGGATATTCTAGGTGCACCTAGTGAAGGAACTGGTATTGGTGGAGCGATAAGAACTGCAGCTGGTCCACTATCAAAATTAGGTACAGGTATGGCAGCGAGTTTAGATGCGAGGACCGCGGCTAGAGCTGAACTATTAGCAAACGAAGAGAATGCAATTACAGACATGGCTTCAGCTATTATGAAAAGTAGAAACTACAGACCGGACAAAGGTTTTAATGTAGACAGAGTTACACAATTAATTCAAGAGAATGTTACAAGAAGACAACAGATAGATGCAGCTCTTGAGAG